CATACTATGCAGTACTCGCTCCTGTAAGGCTCTAGCTTTTCTTTTGCCCAACATAGACGCTCCCATAAGTGTGTGCCTTGAAACTTTGGTGTTTCTATCATGCTAAATCTCCGAATACTACATAACAAAAAGAAGCATCTTTGTAATCACCATCGTAAATATATACATCATCTCTTGCTGTAGTAGTGTTATTTTCTTTCGTAGATACAATATCGTTGACAGAAAAACCAGACTGTGTGCCTTGTGATGCAAATCCAGTATTATTAAAACTATTAGAAAAATTAACTAAGCACTGACCTGTGGCTGAATCAGTTATAGAAGAAACATTAAACGTGTCACCTGTCCATACTCCTGCTGTATCTGATGCTAAAGTTTCGTCACTTGTCCACGCTTTAGCCACACCATTAAATATATAGCTCGTATCTACAGACTTCTCAGTGCCTGTTTTCACTTGGTCAGACGTTGTGAGCGTGTCAAATGCTATTGTTCCATGTGCCATTATGCTAAATCTCCGTGTACACTAACAAAATTTAATTCAGCGTCTGAATAACCAGAAGACGAACTATAAGAACCTAAACTTGTAGTAGAGGTAGAATTTCCTGTCATACTACTGTGAGATGTTCCTGTGGCAACAAAAGTTAAAGATGCAAATGAGTTAGTACCACTAGAGCCGTTGGTGTTTGCAGTAGGACAATGATTTGCATTTCCCATATTTGTTGTAAAGTTTATATCGTACTCACCTGTACCTCTGTCAGTTAAACTACCTACATTAAAACTATCCCTAGATGCTATAGTGCTAGTGCCATTAAAATTAGTCCAAGACTTAGCTAACCCTTGTTGTATATTAGTGGTATTAGAACCACCTTCGCCTGTCACCACGATAGACCCTGCGGAGGTTTTGCCTGTTAGTGTGTTTAGTAATACTGTACTCATGCTAAGTCTCCCACAATTTGCACATCTACTGGATGGTCTGTTAATGTACTAGTGTTACCAGTAGACATCTCCACTCCTATAACACTCGCAGTATCACCTGCTGTATTCCTTGTCATAACTACATTATCTGTTCCACCTCTACCACATCCAGACTGAGAATATCTATTTACTGCCGCCATAGCATTAGTTAAACTGAAAGTATAAGTTCCTGTTGAAACGTCTGTAGGACTACTTATATTAAAACTATCCTCTAAACTTGCATCACTATCTGCCATTACCCATGCTTTACACAAGCCCTGTTGAAGATTAGTTGTTGTACTACCACCTTCACCAACAATACTTATAGAACCAGTAGCAGATACACCCTTGAGTTTATCTATAGCTATTTCAGAAACACCACCAGTAGTCTGTATTGTATCTACTTTTACTGTACTCATAGTACCACTAGCCTCCCACCTGATTCAATCGTAAGCGTACTACCTGAAGCAATAGACAATGTGCCTGTTACATTTGCATTTTCTGTGGCTAGTATTGTAAGATTAGAAGTTAAAGATTGTGCATTAGTTCTAAACATACCACCATTTTTAAAGTTACCTTTGTTTTCTGCTGCAGGTGCAACAGAAGCTCCACCCACCTCTAAAAAGTATACAAAGATATTATTACCTGAATTAGAAGAGGGTGCAGCACTAAATGTTAATGTCTGTCCATCAGGTACAGTGTAGGCTGCAGTGTCCTGTATAACACCATCTACTGATACGAGTATGTCTTGTACAGAGCCAATCGTTCTACCTAAGTCAAATGTAGTGTCTGAACCATCACCACTGAACCTAACAACAGCAGGAGCAGTTTGAAAGTTAGAGGCAGGTTCTACTCCAATATATGGCATATTATGTTATCTCCATGATGCTTAATGCTCCAGACAGTTTATCTGCGACTGAGCAATCTATCCTTAGTACGTCTGTAGTTTCTAATATAACTTTACCGCCTGATAGCAATTCTAGTGAAGACCCTACAGGTATTGGCACATCTTTGGCTAGAAAGGCTGTACCATTTGTAGCTCCTCTGCCTCCTCCTGATGTGTCACTTACAAGCTCTACTTCTGCTGTGACTTGAGAAGTATGTATGTTTGTCAATACAAGACCTATAACAACAGTTGTTGTACTTGAAGGTGTTGTATAAACTGTGTAGGGTGTACCTGCAGCGTTTGGCTCTGCTGCGAATGTCACCACTTTAAATGTATTTGCCATCTCTTTCTCCTAACTATCCAAGGGCAATCGCAAGTGCCGTTGGGTCATCTGTCGTAAACCCTGCACTAGTTAAATATGTTTTCACATCTGTTAATGCAACCTGCTTCATTGTTCCTGCATCGTTTGTTACTAACCTGTCTGCGTCTGCAAGCGTTGTGGATGTAGCAGACGTATCACCATCCATAACATTTAGTTCTGTTGCTGTGGATGTAACTCCATCTAAAATATTAAGTTCTGCTGCAGTTGATGTAATAGAAGTTCCTGCTATTTGTAGTGTTGTTGCATTTACTTCACCACTAGAACCGTATATAACTGCTTTACTATTTACTATTGTACCTGCAGATGAACCATCAACTAAATTAAGTTCTGCTGTTGTTGATGTAACCCCATCTAAAATATTTAGCTCTGCAGCAGTTGAGTCCACTGCAGCTAGTTTTGTAAAGTCAGCTTGTGCTAGTCCTGATACACCATCTAATAAGTTTAATTCTGTTGCTGTAGCTGTTAGTGCTACATCCTCATTTATCTTTGGTGACGTTAGCGTTTTGTTTGTTAGAGTTGCAGTTGAAGCTGTTGAAACTAAATCAACGTCACCACCTGTACTTGGTAATGTTAAAGTATTTGATGCAGCCTCTGAATGTGGAGCAGCCTGTAGTGTTTGTGCGTGAGCATTACCAGACTCACAGTAGAATTTTATTTGTGACCTTGAACCTGCGTTCTTTAAATCAATTAGTCCAGACTCAACTCCAACATTACCATCTAGTAAAACTTGTCCTGAACCTTTTGGTGTTATCTTTAAACTAATGTTTGTGTCACCACCTGTTGCAGATAACTCAGGAGAGTTACCTGTTGCAGCATTAGTTATATCAAATTGATTGACAGCAGATGATGTTGTTTGAAATATAATCTGCTCATTACCGTTCTCATCTGCTATAAAATGTGCATCATCAATAAGTATGTTGTGCGAGTTAGTATCTAAGTTACCACCTAACTGTGGCGATGTATCTGCAACTACGTCTGTAATACCACCAAGAGCAGAAGATATAGATGCAAGTGTTGTCTTTCTTAACGCACTAGCAGAAGCATCATGTATAAGTATGACATCATTAGATGTATCAAGAGATGTCTCAGCAGTCTGTCCTGTTATAACATTTGCATTTATCATTGCAGTTTCAACAGCACCATTTGCTATTGTTACTGCTCCTGCAGAAGATATAGTTACATCACCTGATACAGCTACAGGATTAAAGTTAGTACCGTCTGCTACCATGATGTGACCACTAGTATTAGTACCCATAGTTAGGTCATCACCACTAATTGTTAAATCACCTGCTATTGTAACATTTGCACCACTAAATGTCAAGGCTGTTGTTGTGCCTGACTTAACAACTAAGTTACCTGATGAGTTTTCTAGTGAACCAAATGTAGCAGATGCATCTTGTAATGAAACTATACCATCATCTGTGTTTAGTATTATATCACCTGCAACATCTATTGTCAAGTCTCCAGATGATAAATCAATCTCTGTGCCATCAATAGTTATATTATCTGCTACTAAAGAACCACCTGTAATAGCACCTGTTGTTGTTATGGTAGAAGAACCTGTGTCTATTGTACCAAAGCCACTTGTTATAGAACCACTATCTAATGCACCAACTGTAGTTGCAGCAGTAGTAACTAGATTTGGCATTGCAGTTATTTCATCGTCAAAATATGCAGCTAAATCAGTAACCGCTACTTGCTTCATAGTTCCTGCATCATTAAACACAACTCTATCTGCATCAGCCACTGTAGTAGAGGTAGCTGAAGTATCACCGTCTATAATGTTAAGTTCAGCAGCAGTAGCTGTAACACCGTCTAATATATTTAACTCATCAGTAGTTACAGTAGCACCATCAAGTATCTCTAACTCTGCCTCTGATATACCTGCACTACCTATTGTCACAGTTCCTGAGAATGTAACATTAGCACCGTCAAAGGTCATGGCGGTAGTGCTGCCAGATTTAATTACAAGATTACCTGAACTATTTGTAAAGGACGCATACTGTGTACCTGCATCTTTTAATAAAACATCTGCACCATCAGCATCTAGTATAATGTCTGTACCTGCATCAATAGACACAGCACCATCAGCTACTAAGTCTAGTTGACCATCAGTGCTAGAGTTAATAGTAATAGCAGTATCACGAAACTGTATCTTTTCGTCTGAGGCTACAAGTATATCATCTGAAAACTCAAAGTAGTCTTCGTCTTCCATCCACTTGAGAACACCATCACTAGTCTCACCATCAAAGGTGATAGTAATGTCTGTACCTGCTGTACCTGCACCAAACGTAAGTGTGTTACCAAGTAGCTTAGTAACTGGTCCACCTTCATTTGCTGTGCCATCATGTGTGTGACCTGTAGTTGCCTGAAACGCTGCTAATAACTGATTAAACTCGTCATTAGTGTGTGCGGCTGTGATAACATCACCGTCACTATATGATGATTGTCTTGTGTAAGTTGCTCCCATTTATCTTCTAGCTCCTAGTTGATATTCTAACTGAAATCCTTTTAGTGAGTATGGTGCTGTTACTCCACCATCTTCTACTCGTAATGCTACTGTAAATCCAGAACCTTCTACTGATTGTCTTAACAATGGCTCTGCCTGTCCTCCGTAAGTAGCTGTTCCATATGTGCCTGTTCCATATATTGCCACAATGTCAGAAGCATCAAGAGAGTAAGCTGCAGGTCTTGGTGCATTTGGGTCTTCAAAGTCATATCTTAAAAACAAATCTGCGTCTATAGATGATTCAGGTTTAAAACTAACTAAAACCCTTTGCATATGCTTACGTATACCTGCATCATTAAATGTTAAATCTGGACTTCTGTATTTACCATTTATTGCAGTGCCATCAAAGTCGTTACCTGACTCTTGTCTATATACATAACCACCTTCTCCACCGTGTATAATAATAGTTTCTGTTGCACTTGTAACTGTATCTGTAGATGTAGGTCTTATACCTTTTAAGTTAGCAAACTCAAAACTATCTCCCCTAAGAGAAGTTATAACTCCTTCTGTTACAGTTTGTGCTACACCAGACTTTGTAAAAAATACTCTGTATTGTGTTTTGTTTGGTATAACTATTGACCTAAAACCACTTGCGTTAGCTATATTATCATTAAATAAAGACTGCACTGGTGTACTTATTGTACCTAATTCAACGTCACCAATTCTAGCAGTACCTGCAACAGTTCTTAATCCATCAGGTGCTAAGAATATTAAGTCACCTGCAAATTCCTGTATTGTTTGTCCATTAACACAACCAATGTTTCTGGTAACAGGTGTTATGGCAAAGTCGCTTGAGGTAGAACCAGATAGTTTAAATATTCTATCTTGACAAAATATAAATAAATTATCACGGAATACTTTAAGACCTGTTATAGTATCGTCAACTTTTATGCTACCTGCACCACTACCAGTATTAAAAGCATCTTCATCGTTAGGCTGACTAAATACTACAGTCTGTGGTGTAGAAGATTTACCTGCATAAAACATATGATTTTTAAATGCAGCTAAAAATTTAGAGCCAGATACAGAGCTTTCGCTTACGTCTGTAGCAGCGAATGATGTATTAAACACTGTAGGTGCATTTGCTCCATCTGCTACTATTAGTTTGTTGTTACCATCAAAATTAAATCTCTCAAAGGTATATACTCCTGCACTTGTTCTACCTGTATCTCGTTCAGTCCAAGAGCCACTTCCTGCTGCAGCAGAAAATATTTTTTCTCCTCTAGCTGCAATTATAGTGCTGTTAAATATACAAGACAGTAATACTTCTTCTGTTGACGCACTTGTTTGTGGTACTACATTCGTATTGTATTTAGCAAAACCATTTATTCTTCTGTAACCACCTTCAATATCAGGCTCAAAGTTTACTAGTTCTAGTGCTTCTCCTGCCTCCATAAGAAAAGTGGAACGATTTAATACTAAACCTCCTCTACAATTAAATGCTACTGGTTGTACTTGAGAAGCGTCAGGCATATTAATTTACCCTTGGTGTTATTTCTAAAAAGTTATTTTGAGTTCTAGCTATGTAAGTAGACCTAACATAGTCAAACTTATTTACAAGTAATGTTTGCATATTCTTAATACCTTGTTCAAATCTAGCAAAGTTAAGTTGATATTGTTGTGTTTCTCCTCTATACTGATAAACAAATGCAGTTGCACCATCTACTATAACAGGATCAAATCTAGCAGGGATAGAAGTTGTATCATCTTGTGCAGATAAGTCTGTAGGGAATGTGTAGTAATCAAACTTTACAGAGTATTGTTTATTAGGAAAAGGAAATAGTAAATAGTTATTATCAGCAGTTCTAACTATAAATCTAGGTATACCACCACCTGTGAATTGTGTTACTGTAGATCCATTATCGTGTGATGCTGCAGTGGTAGAAAACGCACCTCTTGTGCAACCTGTAAGTGTATTAGTGCTAATACCTGTGTAAGTAATCTGTTCATTACCTACGTGTATTGTTCCTGCACTATCAAATCCTGTAGCACTAGTTAAGTCTATTTCTGTTTCTGATGAGTCTATTGCCTCTGCAGCAGTGGTAGAATTAATCTCATCTTCTTGTGTTATATAACTATTTACATAATCATTATAATTTAAGATGCCAAGCCTACCACCGCTTGTGCCTAAATCATTATCTTTTACTAATCTAAATGTATTATAGTCTATAGATTTTGTGCTAGTCGGTACGCTGTATCTTACAACTCCTGCTGTAAGAGTTTTAGTTTCTGTTGCATGATTAAATGGATAATTAAACTCTCTTTGATTAATATATCTAATTGTTTCATTAACTGCATTTTGAGCTTGTATTTGTATTCCTCTGGCAGAAGTAAAATTAGATGCAGTTAGTTGCACCTCATTTAATCTTGCTAATACAGAATTTGTTAAACTTAAAAAAGTACCTGACATATTATCTCTTATAGTAAAAGGAAGGGCAACTTAATGCCCTCCCAGTTGTTAAATTAAGCTAATTGGTCACGGTCTACGTCAGTAGCCTTACCTGCTGCACCTAAGTCGTTACAGTCAATTATACAAGCGTATGCTCGTAGTCTTCCTGTAGCAGGAGCAGCACCTGCAATCAAACAGTCAATAGTATCAGTGGTAGATACAAATTGAGTGAATGTTGAGGCTGCGCCAGTAGTAACGTCATTTGACTGTCCATTTGAACCTTCAGCACAGAACCCTGTAGAAGTGATGTCAGCACCATCAATGATGTCATCACCTGCAGCAAAGTCCATGTCCAAGGTACAGCTTCCAGTAAACGCTTTCTCTACTTCAGCACCTGCAAATAGCACTAAGCATCCTGCAGGGATTTCAAGTAGTTGAAAGATGTCACCATCTGCGCCTGAGTAACCTGCGGCTACTAGAGCGTCAATGTCCAAATAAGCTTGAACCATTCGCATTGCGCCCATACCTGTTTCACTAGGTAGAACAGCAATAGAGTTAGAAGAAACACCAGTGGTACTGGAAGATGTCATATCATAAGTTGCCATTGTTTATCCCTCCCTACGCTACGTTGTATTTAGCAGTTACAAGAGCCTCTGGTCTGAGGATCTTTCTGCCGTACAAATGCATACCACGAACAATGTCAGCAAAGCTGTCAGGGTCACGATATGACTCAGTTTTGTTGATCTGCTCTGCAGTCGCAACTGCTGAACTATGACCTGCTACGATAACACCATAGTTTGAGTTCTGGTTTGCTGAACCTGAAGTTCCTGGACCAGTACCTACAGATGGTAGATTATTAGACATGTACACATCAAATCCGTGTATTCTGCCAATAGTTAGACCTGTTCGTAGTCCACCTGACTCGCCAAAGTCTGCGTTTAGAAGACGAGAGTCTTCGTCCTTCAGAATTTCAACGAATGTTGGGTGTAGTACCAACCATCTACCTTGTGTATCCACAAACTGTGTATCAAGTAGTCTGCCCATTCTAGCAATAACTTGCAATGGTGTAGCAGTCGCAGTAGCTTGCGATGTTGCACCGCCCATACGTGGAGCAAGTGGGATAGAGTGGTCACCTGCACTTGATGTGGTGATGTTACCAAAAGAGTCTTTTCTCAACTTCATGCTTGTTAGCAATTCGTCAGACCCTGCAGTAGACACAGCCTTTGACCCTGAAACAGTGTCGTTTGCTGTACCTGCTAGAGAGCTTATGCTTGATTGCTTAAAGCCTGAGAGGTATCCAAGAACTTCTTGGTCATATTGATCGGCTAACCGATATGCGGCACGATCAGAAGCTAACTGTGAAAAGTTCACATGAGAATGTGCTTCTTCAATATCGTCCATTTTAAAAGCAAAGTAGTTTGCCTTGTCCACAACTAGTGTGAAGTCCTCGTCATCGAGATCTTGCGGAGTTATTTGCGCTCCACGAGCATACTCTTTAACGGTGATTTCAGGTTCTTTTATGATCCTTACTGTATCACCCATAGCGGAAATCTCACCAAAGTAATCACTATTGGTAATCGAACCGACTACAGTATTTTTACGGAAGGCTAATTGAACCTGCTTAGAATAGATTACTGGCGAGAAATTACCATTAGGTAAATTGCCGTAACCTGCTGCAGTTTTAAAAGCCATGATAGTCCTCCTTATAAATAAGTTAGGCTTATGATTATAAGCTAAACATACTCAGTAAGGGCAAAGTATTAATAAGGTGTAAAGTTTTAAGCGTTGCGCTACGCTCTGTCCTCTAGGCTTATACAACTTTGGTAAGCTTTAGGGTATTGTTTGCTTTAAAAGCACACACCCATCATTAGGTGTATGCTATTAGTTATAGTGATAAACTACACAATGTCAACACTTTTTTATCGTGCAGCACCACTAATATCGTAAATAAACTTTCCTGCTCTAATTGATTCCATTATAGCCTCAGAATTTTTTGCGTACTCTTTATCAGTCATCTTCTCAACTTGTGATTCAGACCACTGGTTCTTAGTATCGTCAGAAACAGGAGAAGTCTTAGAGCGAACATTAACAGCAGTAGCTGCATTTTTATCGCTTGAAGTCTTCTTAGGTTTACTTATTCCTTTGTGATGTTTATACAAGTCAATGACAGCAGCCGTTGATTTGGCATCATCTGCATTTTCGTATAGAGCATCTTGTATAACTTTAGGTTGAGACTCAGCCCAATCGTGAAAGTCATCTGACTCTCTTATTTCAGCAAAGTCAGGATGAAGCCTCATTAACTCTGCTTCAGCCTTTTCTTTAGTAGCAGTAAAACGCATCTCTTCAATTTGTTTTACTCTTTCATCTAACTCTATAGATCTTTCTTTAGCTTTTTTATCAGCTATGGTTTCAACAATTCCTGCAACATCAGGATATTGTTTAGCCCAAGCATCAATCTCTTCATCAGACTTTGGTAATACTAATTCATTTTTAGCTGCTTTATTTAGCTGACCTTCCAACGCTTCTATTCGAGATTGCCACTCTTTCTCTTTAGATGATAGATGTCTACGTAAGTCACCATATCTCTTTTTAAAAGATTGCTCTTCTTTACCAAGAGCCTCTTCTTGTACTTCATCTTTTTTACTCGTTTGAGCAGATTCTGTATTTTGCTGTTCTTCAGTTCCTTCTTGAGATTTCTCTCCTTTTGCTTTAGCAATAAGTTCTTGAAGTTCTTTTTCGTCCTTTTCGATACGCTGTTCTTGATTAGTTTTGCGTGGACTAACAAATCCTGCTTTCTTTACTGGTTCTACTTCTGCTAATTCTGGCATATTATTTACTCCTTTTGTTGGGGTTGACCGCAGTGGTCAAGTAGCCATAAGGTAGTACTCACTACTACTTTAGGTTTTCTTCTTCTTTTTTGCTCTCCTGTCTATTAAGCCTCCAGTAGCTTTTTTATTTGCTAAAGGGTCAAAGCCTGTACTTGATAAGCCTTTAGCTTTATACTTTTGTAACTCTTTACTCTTAGGTTTAAAGAAACCTTGTTTATCAAAGTCACTATCTTTAAATGTTATATCTACTCCTGCGTTTTTAGCTTGATTTTTAGCGTAGAGTATTTTAGCCAACCTAATTTGTACATTAGTATCTCCTATATCACTCTTTCTAGCTGTCTTTTGTACTATATCATCGTTAGATGCTGCAGATGTAAAAGATGTATTTTCAGGATTTTTGTTTATATTTTGATCTTTTTTTGTTTCAGATACAGTCTTATCTTTTGCATCAGATTTAGCACCTGCTTTTGGAACTGCATCCATACCTGCAACAAAACTAGGAAATGCTCTATCTGTTTGACTAGATAAAGTTGTCTTAGCACCTCCTTCTGGAACTGCCTTCATACCTGCAACAAAACTAGGTTCAGTATCAACACTAGGAAGAGGCTCAGATTTTGTTAAATTTAATTCTAGTTGTGGAACTTCCAAAGACATAGATGGTGGCGAAACCTGACCTAACTTAAACTGAGAGTCAGATATTTTTGGTGCTTTTGGTAGCTCAGGTGCTTTTGTAGTAGTTATACCTGATTGTGCTTGACTTAACTGAGGTGCAGTTTGAATAGATGGTGCTTGTATATTAACCTCTGGTGGAAAACCGCCTTCAGTAGCTATAGGTGGAACTCCACGTTGTCTACGAATTAAGTCTCTGACATTAGGAGCAATGCTTGTATCTATGTTAGCTCCGCTTAACATGGACTCTATGTTTTCCATTGTGGGTATACTACCTCCACTTACAGGTGCTACATTCTGTTGTTGTACTGCT